ATACAGACGTTTGACCTGCCCCAATGGTAATTGGAGTCAAAGCTGCTGGAGATGAAAATGCATCTGCTAGATTACCTACGCTTTGTCCTAAATTTTGTCCTTGAAATCCTTGAGTTAAGTTTTCAAAAGGAGTTGGAGTTTTTGTAAGTGTGTTTGCTAATGAACTTCCTAAAGATTTTATTGATGAATCTGCTAATGTGTTCGTTGCTGCAGACTTCAATGCATCTAAGCCTGTTTGTGTTGCTTGACTTTGAAGAAGATTTGAAGATGCATCGGCTACTGCTTTTTTTACACCTTCTGTTAATGCAGATTTTCCTGCTTCTGCTGCTGCTGTTGTTGTTGCTGCTGCTGCTCCTGCTGTACCTTTTGCGAGATTAGCGAAACTCTCTAATCCTTTTCCTATTCCAAATCCTGTAAGACCAGCTAATAAACCTTTTTTAGCATCTCCAGTAGCTGCGTATTGAGCTAAACCAGAACCTAATGCAGCACCTAAGCCACCTGTTAAAGCTTTAACCCCTAAAGCTCCAAATAATTTTGGACCTAGAAAAGAACCTATCAATGGTGCTAGAAAGGGTAGAAATGCTTCTGGTTGTCCGGTTTGTGGATTAATTGTCAGTGGTGCTACTTGTGCTAATCCTCTAACTTCAGCAGGATTTACATGCATTAGCATACTATCGCCATAGCGACCTTGTGCTGCTACATTTTGCACTTGTTGTTGTAGATTCATTCTATCTGTCCTCTTTTGTTTCGCAGCCGAATACGTTAAAACTCATGTTGCTTGCGCTAGTGTAAACCTTCAATACATCTGCTTGGTTAAGTGTTATCCCAATAACTATAGCGAAGGAATCATTAGCAGCAACTGATTTGTCATAAAAAATAAATTGTTTATCGTCAGCACCAGCACCTGCTACATGAACACTTAATCTAAATGTTATGGCAGAACCTGTTCTATTTGCAGCAACTATTGAACTAATAGTTGTCTGGGTCATATCTGGTACTGTATATAATGTAGTTGTAGTTGTTGCAGATGGGTCTAATTGACCTAAAACTTTTAAAGAATCAGACATGCTTTGTTCCCATTAATAAAAATTGATGTCGTCTAGTTGCTTTTGATGTCATAGACTCTTGCAGTCTTTGCACTCTAATAAGTTTCACATTCAAATCTTCTATTGTTTGCTCTACGATTCTTCTCGTAGTCGCTTCATCATTCGCGTCATATTCTAAATTAGGTATGGGTAAAGCTAGTGTTTTTATATCAGCCATTATCTCTTACCATCACCTCTAATTTCTAATCTTAAATCTCCAGTACGCCACCCATATCGGCTACCAGTATTAGATATGCGTATTGCAGCATGTCTGCTTCTTGTTCTGGCATTAATAAATGTGGATTCTGGTGTTACGTTGATAGTTTGTAAAGTAGATAAACTTTCTAAAGGATAGTTTCTACCTTTTATAGTATATGTAACTGTATCACCTGTAGAATATTGATCTCTAAATTCTACATCTGGTATTAATTTAGAAATAAATATTAACCTTTCACCATCAGGGCTTAAATCAAAATCACTAGATTCGATAAATGCCGTAAAATCACTACCATCATTAGAGTGTCCTAACTCATGGTTAAATAAAAAGTTAGTATCAGAACCAGATGTTTTACCTGCTGCCACAGGAAAATCTAAAGTAGGTGCTTCTATCCAAGCTGTTCTGGTAAATCCATCATCGGTCGTGCCTATAACCCAAGTATCCTCTAGATAATTGTAGATAACGTATCTATCAACTTCTAGACTTTCTAAACTAGGATAAAACCAAATTACTTCATTTTTGTTTTCTATAGAAGCTGCAAAACATTTATACGCCTGATTTAAGTTAAGATCACTGTAGATATAATCTAAAACAGTACAAGGCAATCTTTGTGCAGAACCTGAATAAACATAAAAGCCACCCCTATCCATGAAATAAACTCTATTATTTGCATTTACTGCTGCATTTGGAGATATTAAAGATGGCCCTGTGGCAACCTCTATAAAAGAAAATATAAATGGCTCACCAACAAATCGCATTGAAGTAATACCTACATCTGTCCAAATAAGTATTTCTTGTCTTGTTTGTAGAGCGCCTACTATTAAAGAACCTTGAGATAGTTGAATACCACCTGCTTGATTTGTTGCAGTTGGTGTCCAATCTGATGCACTCTCTGTATCTGACCATCTAACAAACAATGGATTTAATGTGGATGATCCTATTGGATTTGATCCAAAGCAAATAACATGCTTGTCAATATCAGATACCATAACTTGTAAAGCTTCAATAGGGGTATCACTAGCTCCTCCTAAAGAAGATAGTGCTACAGCTCTCGATGTTACACCTGAACTTTCATCCCAATAGAAAATACCTCCACCTCTTATATTTCCTATTAGATCATCTCCAAAATTATCTTGTGACCATAATCTTAATTGACCAACTGCAGATATGGCTGTAGTAGAACCCCATGTGCCCGCACTCCATGTTCCAGCGCCCCATCCAGTTCCTTTTACAAATACGTCTAGCCCAACATTTATTTCATATGATCCGTCTACCCCAGAACCGCCATTTCCTGTGTCGCTTGAATTAGCAGTCACAGTTGAACCAGATGTATCTTTAGCTGTTATTTCGTAAGTATTAGAACTCAAAATTCTATCTACTTGATATTCTTGATTCAAAACATCAGCAGTAATATTACCACCTAATGTAACAGCACTAGAAAATGTAATGCTATCATTTGCTACAGCGCCATGACTTGAATCTGTTACTACAATTACTGAAGAGCCATCGGTTGCTGCAAATGTAATACTATTTGTAGAAGTTTTTCTTATAGGTGTAATGTTATAAAAGGTACTACCTTCTTTTACAAAATATTTTAAATGAGTTCCTACACCTACATAAGATGTTGAATCTGTATCTCTATAAGAATATAAGCTTCTCGCTGTGCCTTTAAATGAATTAAGAGAGTTTTTCTCCCAACCAGCAATTCTTTCGGGTTTGCCTTTTCTAAATCTAACTTTGTCTGAGTTAAACCAGCCACCTTCGTTACTATAGTTAGTACCCTCTCTATTTATTCCCGGTTTAAAAGTATATTTAGCTAATGGCATACTTATACCTCATGCCACTCTTTACCTTGGAATAAAAGACTCTCAGCTTCTCGTCTACGAATTAAACCATCTAAAGTTTTACCTCCAGCCTTGTTCCATCTTTTTATTTCGCTAGGTACTTTTGAGTAATTTTTAGCGTTGAGTTCCTTGAGCATCGTACTCGATTTTAGGTTTGATGGGCCTAAATTATATACCCATGCACAAAGAGAATCGAATTGATTTTGGGTCAAATCAACTTCAACATATTTGTTAATATAATCTTCAAACTCAACTATATCTTCGTCAAACCTTTCATCAGCATACTCTTGTGTCCAAACATCACCCTCTTTTACACCGCGAGTTGCACCCCATCCATTTGTCCAAACATTTGCAGAGCATAGATAAGCTTCTAATTTACATCCTTCAAATTTTTTGATTAAAGATTTGCCTTCTTCTGAAATTTTCATATCAACCCCATGTTCCATCTTTTCTGACTTTGGCGACTTTCTTACCACCATGATACTCAACTGCATGCCCTTCTTTAATAAGCTTCTGACAAATATCTTCGCCAGAATCAGTATACGGTATGCCAAGGATTCTTCCATACTTACCTTTGCCTAAAGATTTTAGTTTAAATTTACCAACACATAACTCTTTTAATCGTTCTTTTGCAGCTAATCCTAGTTTTTTTTCGTCAAGATTTCTTGTTCTACTTTCGGGTGTATCAATGGCATATAGCCTTACTCTTTGTTTGTGTAATTTTACATCAAAGCCAAGGTCTAAGACTACATCTATAGTATCTCCATCTACCACTCTATCTAACTCTGCTTGGTAAACAAAAGCATCAGGTGATTTACTCATTTGGATTATCCTGTAATTCTGTCTTTGTATCTTGTTCTCTATAATACTCGATGATAGCCAAGACATTAGTAATGTATCTTTTAATCTCTGCCATGTTCATACTCAGGCTTTCATAGCCTTGTGTTGACAGCGCGTAATACGGCTCTGCTGGAGCTTTACCTTCTTTTACTAGATGTAAATATTCTTCCATCACTTCTGGAGTAAGAACTCGCCATTTAATATCTTGCAAGCTTACTTCTAAAGGCATGGGAGGATGATACATAGGCGCTGGTAAAGTGATTGTTTTAACCTCTACTGGTACAGTTCGAGGCTCTAGCAAAGAACATGCAGAAATCATCAAAGAAAAACCGATTATTAAACTAATTGTTAACAGTTTCTTCATTTTTTTCCTCAAACATCTTTGGATCAGTTAATTTTAAAAAATCTGTTTTAACTTTAGCTGTGCCTTTATTAATAATGTTTTCAATCAATCCGGGTTTAGCCATAGCTAAATTAGTCATACTGTGTTTCTGAAAAGTGTTTCTTAAATTGTTAACTTCTCGCATTGCTGTTTGATTTTGGTCATTCAGCTTATTTATCTGCTCAGTTGTTTCTTTTTGCTTTGCTAGGTAATTATCTATGCTAGCATTTTGCTCGTCTATCTTTTGTTCAAGAACAACAGCATTTGCTTTTAAAGTAGCTATTTCTTTATCTTGTATTTTTATGTAAAACCATGAAGCAGTAGATACTGCTATCAACAATCCTGTGCTTATAAATGCTAGTTTGAATCCCATGTGTATACCTTCAATGCCTTTGCTTTGCCTTTTACTTTGATAGGCGTTAATTTTTTAAGATTATAGCCACAAAGTTTTTTAGTATTTTCGCCTATAAGTAAGTCTACCTTTTTCTCTTTTGTAGCACTTTCTAAACGAGCAGCAGTATTAACTGCGTCACCTATAGCTGTGTAATCAAATCTTATATCTGATCCCATATTGCCAATAATTGCATCACCTGTGTTGATACCTATACCAATAGCTACAGGAGGCAATCCTTCTTCTTTTAACTCTTTTGTTAAATCACCCATGTTATTAATAATATCTAGAGCACAATCAACTGCTATTTTCGGATGATTTTTCATATCTAATGGTGCGTTAAATATTGCCATCATTGCATCACCAATATATTTATCTACCATTCCACCATGTTTTTGCACCGCAGATTGCTGTGCTGTCAATGCTTTGTTCATAATGTAAGTAACTTTTTCTGGCTCCAATGATTCTGACATTGAAGTGAAACCACGAACATCTGTGAATAAATAAGTAGCTAATCTTCTTTCACCACCAAGATTCAAAAGGTCTGGATTTTTCTGTAACCTTTTTACTTGCCTTGGGTCTAGGTAATGCTCAAATTGTTTTTTGATTTCTTGTCTTAGCTTGTATTGCTGTCTAAATCTCAAATAGAAAGCAGTTGAAGCTGTTATAAACTGAGATGCTAGTGCCCATGTAACATCTATAAGTAAACCTTTTTGGATAAGATAGTATCCAAGTAAGGCTGTTGAAGTAAAAAATATACAGGTAAGTGTTAATCCTAGCGTTATTCCTAAATAAGTTATTGATAATGCTGCTAGTAACACTCCTAGACTATATATTAGTACCTCAACAGCCAATGACCAATCTGGTATATATGGACTGTCTTGAATCAAGATACTTTCAGCTAATGCTGCTTGTATTTTATGCGGCTCTAGTAAACCAACAGGTGTAGCAAGTTGCGGTAATATACCTGCTGCATCAGTGCCTATAAAAACAAACTTTCCATTTACATTCATTTCTTCAAGAGTTGTTTGGTCTGTATTTACCCAACTTATCCATTTTCTACCAAATGAATCCGTTGGCACAGGGGGTAATCCTTGAACAACAATTTCTTGAATACCGTTTTGGTTTGTTTTAATGATGTAAGTATCTGAGCCGACCAAAGCTTTTAAAACCTCTGTTCCAAATGCAGAAACCCAACCATCAGGTGTTTTCATAAGTAACGGTATTCGTCTTACAAGTTGGTCTACATCAACAGGTGCAGATGCAATGCCCTGTGCTGCTGATATTCTCAACACCTCAATGTTTTGAACAACACCTGAAACAGGATAGCCACCAACAGGATCACCCATAATGACTGTGCCTACAGTGCTAGGGTAGCCACTACCTTCGTTTTCATACATGGCTAAAATACTGTTGCTGCCTAGCAAAGATTCTGCAAAATCTTCATCTCCACCTAAACGATCTTTTTGTGGAAAAGCTACGGTCCAACCAACCCCTAAAGCGCCACGAGATATTATCTCTCTTTGTATTTCAGCTAATCTTGCTCTAGGTAAAGGCCAACCACCTTCTCTTTCAATATCTTCTTCAGTAATATTTAGTACAGTAAAATAGTTCGATTGTTGTTTTTCTGCAACTAACGCATCAAAAGTTTTTAGCTTTACGATCTCTAAGGGTGTCCATTGCATTATCAGTGGCAATGAAAGTAAAACTATAAACAGTATTGATTTGAGTAAATTCTTCATCCTTGTTTAATCTTTATAACGGAGCTACCTCCTCCGTTGATTGTTATGGTTTTACTAACCCCATCTTGTATAAATATTATTGTGTAAGCGTCAGAACCGTCTATATCTAATCTAACACTTTCATTTACATTTCTGCGCAAACTTATTTGTTGACCTTGAATTAGCGTTGTTATTTGTGTTGTTGGGTCTTGCCCTATAGCTGTACCAGTTACTGCAACGCTAGTTTCTATCTGGTCTATTTCATCATCAGTCAATAAATCAACTTCTTCTATTACATCCAGTAAATCTTCAAGAAAATTAACATCCAAATAATTTATGTCTAATTCTTCAAAAGCCAGTTCTGCCTCGGCATCTAGATAATCAAAATCTAATTCTTCAAACTCTAGTGCATCAAAATCTAAAACATTATTTGATTTGGTTGCGCGTTCTTCTGCTACAACTTCTTCTTCCTCTGGCGGTGAAACTATCAGCATGTTATCAATTAAATCTAATGTAATGTCTAATTCAACAGGTTTTGTAGGCTCACTTTCATAAACAGACGCGGTAGTTGCCTGATATGGTTTGTTTAAAGTTACAGTGCCAGCTCCAGTTGCAACCATGATTTCACCTGAGGCATCCCCATTTTCGTCAGGTAAAAGGATTACTAACGATCTACCTAACTCGTCAACAGTTGTGGTGAAGTCCGTACCTCTTATCACAATCTGTGCTGTTGGCGTTGTTATATTAATTCGTTCTTTATTTATTAGCCCCATCTTTGAGGTTATAAAACGTGCAGTTCCAGATGCAAAACGTAAACTTAATTTTGATTTATCTGGGTCTGGATTGAAAATATACTCTGTAATAACAAGCTTTGAGTGTTCTGTAAGCCTTACAACAGAATCATCAACAAAGGTTATACCCACTCTGCCAGATGCAGTTCTAACATCATCCATTTGCTGAACTGGTAAAGATAAAGATACATCTAAAGGATTATCTCTAAGTATTTGTGCATTTCCGTTAAGTTCGGAAACTTTACCTATATCAGCAGGAGGTTGTTGTGCCTTGGTCGTCTTGAATGACGCACAAAGTAGTATTGTCAGAATTAGAATTGATTTGAAGCCAATCGTTGTTGATCGTTGACTGCTGTTGCACGTTGAGGGTACTGCTGTCGCCTGTGTGATCCAAGTAAAAATATCCATTATCTGCACCGTCACCGTCATATGTTAAGCTGTTTGAATCTCCATCTACATCTATGTATGAAGTTGCACCATCAATATCTAGGTCATAATCAATAGTATTTGAGTCTCCCATGATAGTCCAATCTAAGTCTATCGTAGAAGATAAAGCACCTGTTCCATGATCGAATGTAAAAGTGTTTGATGATCCTGTTACATTTACATCATAGTCTGAACTGTCTATTCCATAGGTATCAGTTGGATCAGCTTGGATTGTAAAGGTGTTAGAATCTCCATCAAAGTTAAAGAAACCAGTAATTGAGTCTCCATTAATATCGCCTAGAAATTTATTAGAATTACCAATCTGGTTTATATCAAGAGTTAAACTCGTACCATCAAGGTCAAGAGCTGTGGGTGTTCCAGCCACAGAGTTTAGCCCTCCAATAATATTAGATTCACCTAGTTGCTCTATATCTATATCAGCATTATTACCCGCCTGATCCACAAAGACCTCATTGTCTGCGGAAAAAACCGACATGGAAAACAACAATAAAATCAATGTTTTATAGTATTTCATTTCTGTATTGTCCAGTAATTATATTCTATACCTTCTTTTATAGTTTCTAAAACCGCAGCCTCTATAGCTGCTTGCAAGGCTATGTTTATAGATTCATTTCTAACAACACCGCCCTCGACCTCAACTAACTCTGTGCCTTGTGCTACAAAACGAAAAATGTCGTTATCGAGCGATGCACTTAAAATTGTTTTTGATACCAACACTTCCATTAAAACTCTGCCAGTTGTAACTGATACTGTTCTTAATGATATTTGTACTGTGTCTCTACGATAGGACTTACTTGTGCCAATGCCTAAATATCTGGCTCCTAAGCCACCAGAGGTATTATTTGACTCGTAGCCTATAACACCGCCTTCCATAATCAATCCAGCAAATTTTAAAGGTGGTAGTTTTTGTGCTTCATCAAATGACTCACGAGTAGATCGTATGAGTTGTCTCTCTTTTGTAACGTGATCTAATCCCACTCGCTCTACGACTTCAAAAAAGCCATCTTTATTTCTACCTGCATGTTTTAATGCGCGTATTAAGTAAGCGTGTGGCGCTTGAGTAATAGCTGTAGAAAATGTTGCAAATTGACTATTTGATCTACGAGCACCAGTTTCATCGCGGAAAGAATTAGCATAAACAGCTATGACTGGCTTTCTTTCTGGTTTCTCTACATCTAAAAGTTCTTTGTTAACCAAGCCTTGTATCTGAGCTTGCTCTATCCTTTGTATAGGTAATAGGTTGTTATCTATAGGGTCAGGTATAAATATTGTGCATGAAGAAATAAAAAAACTAGAAAGAAAAACTACCCATAGGCACTGTAATCTCTGTAGTGTTTCCATCAGAATCAGTAACTCTGAGTGTAATTTGTTCAAGTGCTTCATCAACCACATATTCAATTGTATTTCCCATCAATTCAACTAGCCCACTGGTGCTTGGATTCTCACCAAACAATTGATCTACTAATTGTCTGGAGAGTTGAGCATACACCCTAGACTCTAGGTTTCTTATAAAACGAGCTAAAGTTGTGTTCTCTGCATCACGCTCTAACGATTCATTGTATGCTTTTATTTCAGCTTCTATTGATTCTTTGCGATTAAACTCTTGATTTTCAATGGTAAGATAATGGCTACTTTGATTTATGCCACTGAAGGATGGGGATTTAAACTTATGAACCATTTCATCTGCTAAACCAAATGATGAAAATAAAGTAAGATAACTAATTATTATTATCTTTTTCATTTCTTTTCTCCTGATCCTTTAATCTTACTACCGTATCAACTTTCTCTTTCAATCTAATCATGTCTTGATCGAGCAACCTTAATTGGTCTGTAAGTCTAATAATTGTGACTTTCATTTCTTGTACTGCTGGATCAATTGTTTTTGTTATGGTTTGCCACACAAAGAATACAAAATAGCCTAAACCTATAACCATTACAGTAGGAAAGCCGAATTTTTGTACTAGATCAACTATGTCCATCAATCTCTGCGAGCATCTATTTTGCCATCTTCAACAAAGTTTTCGGCTCTAGCTATTCTGTCAATGTCAGGTGGTAAATTAAGGGCACTAGATACTATTGTATCAATTCTCATAATATCATTGTTCATAATGGATGCCCTTGTAATAAGCATTTTAGTAATGCTTTGAACAGTTTTTATTTCAGATACCAAACCATCCATGAGTTGTTTCATAATAAGAAATATAAAGTAAGCCATGATTAGACCACTTGCTATTGGTAGACCTAAATCACCAATAAGGTCAATGGCTTTTTCCATTAATCTTCGCCTTTAAACTTCTTACTTTGTCCTGCGCTACCAGCGTATATACCAAAAACAGCAGCCATCGCACCTGTTACGACAGATACTAATCCTGCTTGTTCTAGGTTTGGCTCTGGCAATGTCATAAACCAAGTGACTACTTTATACAGTAATATGATATACACGCTTACGAAGATTCTTGGAAAAATACGCCAAGCGTCCACTGTTTTTGCTAAATGCACCCACTTTTCAAAAGGATTGATGCCACGATTCACAGTAGTAGTGCCAACCTCTACCTCTAGCTCAATCTTTTTTTTGGTTATTTCTTCACTCATAAAAATACCGCCACGCCTATGACCGTTGTAACAATAAAAGGATAAACGCCCCACAAAAGTAATTCTAATTTTTTAAACTTTTCAGAACCTTCGTCAAGGCGTTTTTCAATGTATTGATAGCGAATAGTGCACTCTCTTTCGTGTGCGCTAATTTCACTCAAGGCTTTTGTGCCTTTATCCATATTATTTCTTTGCTTTACCTACATTGATAGCAAGCGCTTCAATCACAGGGTAAATCCATTTAGCCATGAAAGCATCATCTTTTGGTGTCTCAGTTATAGCGCATATAGCACTTGCTGCTGTTACAACTAAAGTAATGATGTTAATAATTGATAAAATATCCATCATTTTCTTGCTCCTTTTGTAGCTTTCTTTTTAGCAACTTTCTTTTTAGCAACTTTCTTTTTAGTTACCTTTTTCTTTTTTGGTGTATTTTTTAACACTCTTTTAGAGGTATAAGCTTCGTTTACATCTGGAGTAGATTTATCATCTGCTACATAATGACCTTTATCGTTTCTAGCTCTAACCTTTTTCTTTTCTGTGCCTGTAAAAAAATCTACAAATTTTGTTAGCCAGCTCATGATTCACCTACCACTTTTTTTTCAGTTTTTAAGTTTTCATCAGCAGATTCTTTTACTGACTGTATAAGTTTATTTTCATAAAACCTCAAACTAGGTAGTAGTTCATTAATTTCAAACTCTAGCTTTGATACTTTAGTTCTCAAAGATTGTATGTGAACTTTTGCTTCATTCTGTTCTGGGGTTAACTCAGACTCTTTTACTTCCATTCCATCAATATTTATTGCCTTTTCTTTATTCATTTTAATTTCTCTTAGTTGTTTACGATCCTATGGTTTTCATTACTGTTGTTGGTGTAGCAAATTCATTGATTACTGCTTCAATTTTTGATTTAATTTTTGTTACTTGATCCGAACCTAGCGCAGCCTCTACCCATCCTTGAACCTGAGAGGCGTTGACACTTGAAAAATCTGTAAAACTTGACAAATCGGAAGTGTCTAAATCCACTGTACCTGCATCACCCCAATTGATAGGGTCGCCATTTTCATCATTATTGGAATCATCTACTCCCTTTAACTCCCAATGCACTTTGCAGATAACATCTGATTTGCCACTTAATGTTGGATATGTTTCAACTCTCGATACATTCCAAGTAAAATTTATTGCCATGTCACTTACCTTTTTTTGTTTAAGTGTTTACTATGATTCAAGGGCAGCAATACGCGCCTCAAGTTCCTGTATGGTTTTAACGAGTAACGGTACTAATTTAGCATGATCTATCATTTGATAGTTTGGATCGCCCTCTGTGCCTAGACCTTCTGCTGCTTCTTCAGCAGTAAAAACTGCATCTTTATCTCCAGTTACAGCTTGAGGAACTACACTAGAAACTTCGTGTGCTAAAAATCCATCAAGTAAAGTGTTGCTTGAATCTGATATAAAATTAAATCTAGCTGGTTTTAATTGTTTCAATCTAGTTGTCGCATCCCAACTATAAGTAACATTTTCTTTTAATCTATAGTCTGAAGATGTGTTGAAAGATGTGGTTGAGGAACTTGAACTGATACTTCCTACAAGTGAAGATACACTGCCACTATTAGCGTTGTTGCGAAACTGAAAATGAGAAGTGGTGCTTGTGCCATCTCTTACTGACATAAAGAAACCTGTAGCGCCTATAAAACTACTAGCATCTGCTGTTGAAACAGATGTAGCTGTTCTACCAACCATAAGATTTCCGCTACCGTCTATTCTAGCTCTTTCTGTTCCAGCCGTTGTAATACCTATGATGCCTGATGATGCTAAGAAGAATCCAGTATCGTAATCAAATCCAGGAAGAATACTAGGCACAGACGCACTTCCGTTACCTGCTGAACTATTAGGAATTACGCGACCATCGTGTGAAATAGTACCATCCACAAATAAAGCAGAAGTAGCTGCTGAATCTGAAGAGGTAGCAACTAAAACTATATCGTCGCCAGCATCAACTTTAAACATATTTTGATTGCCAGTGCTTTCTACTCTGAAGTTTACATCAGCAGCACCATCGTTAAAGGATGTTTCAAATGACCTAATATTAACCTTTAGAACAGCAGAACCATTTGTTATGGTATTAATAGTAAGACGACCATCTTCTGCGCCATCAGAAGCATCCTCTATATCTGCTTGTAGTGCAATAAATTCAACAGATTGGTCGGCATCATTTCTACCAGTGAAATGTATATCACCGATTCTATCATTATCAGCAGGAGAACTTGAAACTCTACTAAATGTTAAATTAGGACCAGAGTTTGCTGAAGCCTCAGTACAAACTATAGTTAATGAATCTCCTGTTGCTGTGGTTGAAATCGTCATAGCAGAAGATGTAGTGATTGCACCGTCTACTTGTAATGTAGATGCCATATCGACAGCACCATCAATGTCTACAACGTCTAAGTTTGTTGTACCGTCAACGTCTACATCGCCAGAAATATCTAAGTTTGTAAAGACTGAAGTTCCGACCGCAGTAATCTTGTCGTTGAACGTAGCTGCACCTGCATCTGACATATCAAGAGTGAGGGCAGTAATTTGTCCTCCACCATCCTGTCCAAAAAATTTAATATCTTTATCGTTAACATTTGAAACTATAGCTAAATCAGAACTTCCAGTAGCTCCAATTGTCCCAAATAGCGTTCCACCGTCTTTTAATTTAATATCACCGCCATCGGCATCAAGAATGATGTCTCCCGCAACGTCTAGTGTTAGGTCGCCGCTTGATAAATCTATTTCGTTGCCATCAATTGTTATATTGTCAATTACTACACCAGCGTTGGCTGTAACCACTCCGGTAACACCTAAAGTAGAAGCCATATCAACCGCACCATCAATATCCACGACATCAAGATTAGATGTTCCATCAATATCAATATCGCCTGATATATCTAAAGCTGTACCGATCAATGTTTGTGTTAATGTTATTTGACCGTTGGCTGCTATGGTCATTGCATCTACGTCAGATGCAGAACCTATCGTTTTTCCATCACCAATGATAATGTCATCTGTGCAAGTGAGAATACCAGTAACACCTAAAGTACCACCTATAGTCGCATCGTCTGTTACGGTTAAATCGTCTTGTACTTTTAGATCAACTGTAGACAAACTTGCAAAAGCATCCACAACAGCAGCGCCACTACCAGCACCGTCTAGGTAAACTACTTTTACATCGCCCGGAGGTATAGTTACAGTTGCTCCAGTTCCTTGTTTTATAATTATGTTCTGAGAGCCACTTGTTCCATTTTCAATAAAATGCAATCTACTAATGGTGTTTGGCGCTATAGTAATCGTGCAAGCTGAATCCAAAGTGCCAGTGTATTTTATAAAAATAGCGCGACCGGGATCAGTTGCACCATCGGCTACTGTGGTGGTGTGCGTATCGGCATTGGTCGTAATAGCTTCAGTGCCGAAAGAAAGAGCTTCAGCCACCAATTCTAAATTTGTATTTGTAACATTTCCCCAATTTCCTGACTCGTCACCTGTAGCCATTTCATTGAGTCGTAAGTCATTGACGTATGTACTTGCCATAATATTTCCTGTATTAAATTATATCATTATGCTGCAATATCTTCCCAATTAGCTGTTTGGCTAGGAGACACTTCAGTAATAGTTGTTGTTTGATTTGGAGATACTTCAGAATAGGTTGCTGTTTGACCCGGAACAACATCTCCCCATATAAATAAATTTGATGTTTCACCTGTTCCTAAAATACCTGTTAAAGATGTATTTGAATCTGCTGTTACTGTTACTGAGCCTAAAGCAGATGTACCTACTAAACCAGTTATTGATAAAATGTTGTTAGTAACTAAACCTAACGTGCCTAAACCACTAGTCCCTACAATTCCAGTACAAGCAGTATTTCCATCGCAAGAAACTGTTTCATCACCCAATCCTATTGTTGATGCAGTTCCTGATACTCCTGTTATTGCTATACCAGAAGCAGTTAAAGAATTTACTGCTGATGTTCCTACTACACCTGTTTCTACTACATTAGCATCGCCAGAGGTTACTAAAGAGTTTAGTGCAGATGTGCCTACTACACCTGTTTCCGTTACGTTGGCATCGCCAGTTACACTTGATTCGTTACCTAATGATGTTGTACCAGATATGCCTGTGAGACTGACTGATATGTTTACAGCAACAGCTTCCCCCCAAGCACCACTTCCCCATGTACTGCGACCCCATCCTGCTGACACTTAAATTCCTATGCTATTCTTATGACAGCGTTTGATGCATCAGCAGTTGGAAATGTGATTGTAAATGAACCAGCAGTTGATGTTTTATCACCACCGAAATCAAATACAGCGACTGCTGGATCACCCGATGCTGAATCATTATAAATCATACAACCCCTTGCAGTTACGGTAGCTGTACCAAAAGTTAAATCTGCAAAATCAGTTAACGCAGTCGTTCCAGATGTCGATGGATCAACACGAGTCAGCGAGTTACCTTTTGCGGTGTAATTTGTACCGCTTGCTTCATTGGTTGTTGTGTACGCTGTTGTGGCGGCAGACATGGTAGCAGAGCTAGTATATAGCGCCAATCTAAATGTATTGCCTCCAGAGTTTTTAAAATTGTGTACTCCTTCTAAAAGCTCTTTTTTAAAGCTGGTACACATAGCTTGAGTTATAGCCATTACAGCCTCCTTATTATATTTGCTAGTTCTTTATGACCTTGTTTTTCTAATTCATTACATACTGTGCAAAGATGGTTTTTAATACCTTCTTTTACATAGTAAGCAATTATCATTTTACACTTATCTCTAAATGCATATGCTTGAGCTTTAACCATAGGATCAGCCCCATCGCTAACAGAAATTAATTTTTTTGTAGCCATTTCTGCTATTTCTTCAATGCTGTGACCTCTGTTTTGAGTAGTTTGTACTCCTACGTCACCTATTGATATTTCAAATTTATCTGTTTGCATTAGTATTTATCTGGCTCTACTGGTGTTAAATCTTTTCTATTTATTATACCAACTGGTTTTTGTTTTTCTTCTTTTTCTACTTCTGACCAGTTACATACTTTAATTGTTCCATCTTTGTCTTGATAAGTAATTTTAGGATCATCAAGTCTATGATAACCATATAGTTTTTCTTTTATATCTATATCAGTATCTATCAATGATGATCTAGGAGCAACAGCTATTTTCATTCCTGCATCTATGCATTTGGAAATCCAGAACTCAACACATCCTCTTCCAGCCTCTGCAAAATGCATATTCGATCTATAAGTAAAATCAACACCAAATATAGAAAGCTTTCCAACTTTTGCCCACAAAGCAAATGCTATAGCATAAGCAACTGTATTGTTAAAGTAAGAACACCCTAAAGAGGAAACTATTTTATCCAAAGGATATTCTATTGCATAAGGAACTCTTTCGTCTAATTCGCATGTGTATATCGGAAAATTAACTTCAGGCAATTTAGCCCGCATCATTCCTGTCATGCTACCAGCATCTTCTGTATCTAAAAAACGACTCATTGGGTCAAGAATAAAAGCTCTGCTTATATTAGGTAAAACACCTATCATTGCATTTATTGCCCAAACTTCATCAAACCATATACTGTGAGTCTGAGATAAATGAAAATCTATCTGACTTTGACCCATAGCAACTACTGCAACATCCTTGCCTTCTAGTTCTTCTATGGAAAGCTGACTAAGCATTGATTCTTCTTTGACCACTCCTGTACGCATCTTTTCTATTATAGCTATCTGACTCTAGGGTTAATTTACCAAGAGCTTCTTTAAATCTTTTATCGTAATCAGATAATATATCTGCCTCTCCCTTCATAAAAGTATACGCTTCTACTAAGCTAGCATAAAGCAATACTTCAGAGGCATTAGTACCAAGCCAAGAAGTGCCATCAGATGATGCTGTTATTGACTCTGGTATGTAAAAATAATGAAGCTCTACCGTAAATGTTGAGCTAGGCGTTGGGGCTACTATAAAAAAATCATCGTCAAATTGACCATAATATTTAGGCACACCAGTTGCAGACTCTACTGGAAAAGCCTCTCTAATAAAATTAACGTCTTTATTTAAAAGATAATTGTAGTTATTACTACTATCAATCACCGCTAAAGAATATGGATATAAATAATCGTCTGGTGTGGCTAAATAAGAATTACTTGTTGTCAAAGATGCTGTGACGTTTTTTCTAAAATTAGGTAGCTCAACTGATTTAATAATTCTGTTTTCTGCTTGCACTATAATATTCGTAAGATTACTTACAAATGTTGTTTCTGTATTTTCAGTATAATCTTGTATAGCTGATTTTAATGTTGTAAATGTCCAACTCATTCTGTACTCACTGTTAATTTACCGACATCACCTGTCATTTTAAGACCCATAGTGCTTGACCCAAATATACTTGAACCTCCACCGATAGGATTAAAAGAAAAATAGCTTGTTGAATCTTTCTCACCTTTATCAACTCTAGGATCAAAAAGAGACTGGACATCAGATGCATCAACATCACCTATATGTAGCTGAGGATGATCTTCGTCAAAACAATCACTGCAAACTCTTAAACCATTACGAATTTTATCTGTAACTTCATATCGCAGATCATTTAGCTTAAAAGTAAAACCACATCTATCACATTCTCCTAATGCTTTAGAAGCTCTTGCATAGGACATATTAATATCGACCTTGTACTAAATCAGGCACAAATCTTACTGGTGCTCTTTCTCTATCAGCTTCACTGACCTCATTCCAAAGTTGATCGTATCTTTGTTTTAATATTGGTGCTCTTGCGATAGCTTCATCATTTTTTGTGCATATGTTATAAGCTAAAGCATATGTCAAACATGGTAAATATCTAGTAGGCACATCAGCATTATTAGAAGCTGGATTACCAGCATCTTCAACTCTGCTAATGAAATCATATACTAATGTATATGTATCTCTACTATCAGGTGTAGACCATAAAACAATATTAGATGCACCAACATTTTTATCAACAAAAAATTGTGTTGGTTTTGATTGATTCAACTTTGTTGCTTGATGATTATATTCTGTTCTAGATATTCTTCTAAGCCTTTGATCGAACTGTTTATTTACATCGCCAGAATCTGTTCTTATAAATGCATCTACCACATCTAATGCTGTGCTAGGCAATGCATAACTGCTAGTGCCCGCAGTCAATGTTTGCGAGTTCTGTTCTATTGACCAAAGATTTAAACCTTTGTTTTGCCATTCTAAAAAAACTAAATTTAAAGCTCTTTTAGCACTTCTGAAATCATATCCAGAACGCATCTCCATACCACAAAGATCATAGGCTTCTTCAAGAATATCTCCTATGTCTAAGTTAAATGTTGTTGTCCCGCTAGTAGCCATTGTTTATTTTCTAATCCTTTTAATTTTTAAAGGTATCTTTATTTTTGACTTCTTTTTTGCAATTTTCTTTTTCAAAGTCTTATTCTTTTTGCTAGATCGAGCCTTAGCAATCTGATTCCTCATAAGTGCTCTAGACATAACCATTTTATCTAAACCTTGCTGTTTTTTTAGCTATCTTTTTTGGCTGTTTAACAAACTGTTTACCTTTAGCTGTACCTTTTCTTTTAGCTCTTGTTGTAGCTGCATACTCAGCATCACTCAAAGACTTGATAGCTTTACTAGGTAAATAGCGTTCGCCTGTCTCACTGGATTTTTTTCCAGATTTAGTACGCCATTTTTGTTTGCCCCAATTTTTTAGAGACCTTTGTGATTTTCTTAATGGCATTACTTACCCTCTTTTCTTCTTATAGCTTCTTTACCTTTTTTTGCTATAGATGCTTGTTTATTTTTTCCTTGAACTTTAGCTCTTTGTTCTAGAACTGTTAATATTTGTATTTTTCTAGCGTAAGGTTTATTAATTCTTTTTACTTTAGCTACAGTAGCTCTTGCATCGGCTGGAGTAGCATATTTAATCCCTACAGTATCTTTTGGGTTTTCATCTGTATAGAGCCTTCTATCACTACCTTTTGGTTTTTTTCCAGTGCCTACTTTTGGGTCTCTATTCTTCTTCATCTCCAAAACCTTCACTGTAAAGATTGTTAAAAGTTATTAATGGGTCTAGATAGCTTTCATGTGCCTCTGCTGAATGTATGTGTTGAGATGGCGCAAAGTCTGGTGCTCCCTCTCCAGTTCTCCATAAAGCAGGACTTGTAGCTCTTACCCTATTATTTGGTAATGCTATAAGGTTGCCTTTCCAAGGACAATCTTCCGTTATGTATAAAACATGAGACTGTTTGTGTTGTGCTGGATCATCTGCAATAGAGTTATTAGTATAGTCTACAGTAAATAAATATTTGCCTTGATAAAAGTCATTAGCAATTTTACATAGCCAAGGACTAGAACTTACTCTATCCATAACAATTACAGAGTGGTCTCTTGCTTCAGCATCCCAAGGTTGAGCTAAGTGATCTTCCATTGGTAGCGCCCATTCCTCTACTGGTATGTCTGCTACTAATGCTTGTATCGGCATCCTTGCCCACATAGCACCTCCATGCACATTTTCTAACTCTTCATCGCTATCTATCTCACAACCTGTAAACACTACCTGAAAACTTAATGATCTATCAGGAATAGTATTTACTGCGATTGCTAAAGCATGAATAAATTCTCCATGATACCTTTGATGATTACAAGTAAACTCTTTTCTTACCCAGCATTTGAACTGAGGTATATTGCTTATTAAATAGGACATAATTAATCGTCATAACTTAAATTATCCACATGATAATTTAAAGTAAGCTCTTCTCCTGTTTTAATTTTTTTTGTTGTGAAAACATTAAATGTTTTATAATCATCCCAATCTAATTCTAAAGATAATTCACAATTTGCATTTTTAGAATGATTTAAAAAACCGCCTATTGATGTTCTGATATACCCACATATAATTGGTACTTTTATGTGTGACATACCAAGATCAAATTCTTTATCTATATCTTTAACTGCAAACAAACCAAAACCTTCTATTGAGCTTTTCTTAACCTCTATACAATCTGGTAAGGGTTTATAATAAAATTTATTGTAAATAGGATACATCAGTTTCTGTATCCACCCCCTTTTGCTTTGTACTGCTTTGCAAGCATTTGAGCTTTTCTAGCTGACCACTGACCGGGCTTTCCACCTTTACTACCAGCTTTTATTTTATTAAATAAATTTTTACGCATAGTAGGTTTAGTGTAATTACCAGCCTCATTTACTCTTGATTTTTTAGCTCTACTCACTTCTAACACTTCCATCTTCTACGAGCTTGTCTAATTCTAGAATTTGGATCATTTCTAGTTTTAGCAGAACTCTTTTTTAATTGACCTAAAGACCTAGCGCAGAAAGATTTCCTGCGCTTGGCTGCTTTACTACCTTTTTTAACTTTGCCTGTAACTGCTGTTTGTAACTTAGAACCCGGATTTGCTTTTCTGTATGCAGCAACTCCTTTCTTTGTCATTCCAGCACCAGACTCGGTAGAACGATAATTAGCTCCCTTACCCTTTGTTGTTCTAGGTATAGGTTTATCTCTTTTCCTTTTGGTCATAAGATTACTTACCAAATATTATTTTGGCTTAACGTGATCTTTTATCTTGACGACCTCGTGAACTGGTCATGCCACCACCAAACATTCTTTTGACGTATTCGTTATAGGTTTGTACTTTAGCTTCCCTACCTGTTTCAGTAGCTCCACCACCCATAACTCTTCCACC